ATCCACACCTTTATGATAGTAGGTCACGATTAGAGAAGTTAAAAAAATGGAGGGCCTGGGAAACCCCTGGGTCCCAGTTGGCTATACAAAACACCCCCGCAGTCCGCATGAATACACGAATGTAGGGAAAGAGTATGTGTAGCGGTTGTCGCGGATGTCGCGGACTTTTGTTGCTATACAAAAACAGCCCGCAATGCCCACGGTTACTTAGATATTAATTATTGAGCAGGAAATGTTTGATGCGATTCCCCGGTGTCTGGACGACTGGAATTATTGGGGAAGAAATGAGTATGACTGAAACGATGCCCCGTTGCAACAGACGGGTGGGGCAGACCCGTATCCAAGAAATTCTTCTGTTAGTGGACCCATGATCCAAGAAATTCTTCTGTCGTGGAGTGGCAGATAATGTTGTTTGCAGGCATGAATGAAACTGACCAGCGCCTGCACGGCACAACATTTTTTGAGTGACCCTGCCACCGGCCATTTAAGGAACGCTGATCAATTTTTTTATTTGTCCTCAAGTATTTACAGGTAGGGATAACCCCAAGGCGATAGGAACTGAAGTTAATTTAGACAGCCTGTAGGTTTCTCCTGACTCAAAATCTTCAAGTTCTTCCCACTCAAAGATTCCCCCGTCATTGTAAATTCCTACCAGTCCCGCTAAAGAAAAGTCAGATTCCCAAACATCAGGTGTTCCATCACTTCCCTTGACTAACAAACCGTGAAGGCTATTTTCAGGTTCAGTGCGATAAATTTGGTTAATAATCTTTTTAAACTCATAAAGTGGGTCAAAGGTTTTTTCCCAATTTCCCCCCATTTTGATTCCTTCCCTGTAAATGAATTTAATTTTATTATTCGCATTATCACGCACAATGAATAACAATTTTTTGCCCTTTTTCATGTTTTTCTCCTCGCTTTTAGTCAAAATATAAATGAAGTTCGGCATCGTAGAAATCGACCGTTTTTGTTATCCATTTCGATTTTTCATAGTCAATAATCTTGCACCCATTCTCATCCTTTTTTAACCGTCCGTTTTTATATTTTTTATAGGCGTACTCTCTCTCTTGGCACTCAACCGATGATTCGGCCACTGCCTGCCTATCGATATTCATCCCATATTTTTCTTTGATTTTCTCCAGTATGGAATCAATGACTTCATAACTTTTTAGAGTGATTTTCATCAGTTTATTCCTCCGTTTATAATAAGTTAACTGTGATATTTTTTTGCGCTTGTTGTCTGACTTTACGGGCAGCGCCCTTCTCCCAAAAAATGACGTTCGCATTGCGGCTAACCAGACCCAGCGCATTGCCGATTTCTACATCGTTAATCTGCAGCGCCGTGTCGATCACTTTCTGCAAGATTTCTTCATCACCGACAAGCTCCGTGCCGGTCAATTCAAGGGTCCCAAAATCTCCCTTGGCTGCACGGTGTTCCGGATAATATCCAGTACCATATCCTACTTGCCCATAGGACAATTGGATGTAGCCAATCTCGATATCATCAATCGCACGCTTGACGTAAAACCGCTTCAGCGTTTCGTTCTGGGACCACTCTCGCAGATAAACATTCTGATTTTTTTTAATTGCTTTCATTCTTTTCTCCTAAAATTAAATCTAGTCAAAATGCAGCCCTCTTGAGAAGGCTGCAGATGATCAGACTCTATTACACGACTTTAGCTTCAATATAATTAGTTCCTGCACTGTGCCAAGCCTGACTGGTCAGCGTTTCGCACAAAGATTCCGGCGTGATATTTTCACCGCCAGCATCGATGTATTGATCATCAGTGATCTCATCGACCAGATTATAAAAGTCATGAACTTCAACATCTTTTGTCCAGTTGTTTTTAAATTGATATGTCGAAGTGATTTGAATCAATATATTCATATTAAATCCTCCAATTAAATTTTGATGACTCCGCCGAATTCGTTCCCGGCAAAACGTGGTGCCTTGTAACTTGTTGCCCAGACGACCGGATAATCTGGCTCCTCGTCAAGACGCTTGGAACCGCCGACAGTCCCGCACCCATCCGTGAAATAGATGAGGGCATCAGGACGTACATCATTTGCGAGGCACCAGTTGAATGGCGGCGCGAATTCGGTGCCGCCCCCGTGATAGTAAGTCAGCGTTATGTCTTCGCCGGCATCAAAAGTATCGACGTTGACAATTGTGGTGTCGCAATAAATGACATGCGTTTGTGCAGGTTGCAGCACGTCGTTGATGTCATTGATGTTGGCGGCTATGATTTCCAGTTCTTTGCGGCTCAAACTGCCGCTAATGTCAATCGCATGCACCAAGCTCCCTGCGGGAATATGCACAGGAGCGGGAAGATAAAGTCCTTGGTGAATGAACCGTCGATTTGGCTGGTTCAAAGAATAGTCTTCCTCATGTGTTGCCAGCAAATAGTCTTTCAAGACATCGACCCAAGGCACGCTCACTTCTGATAATCCTTTTAAAATCCCGTCGGCAACGGCATTTGATCCGGTGCCTATGGACTTCTCAGCCTGTGCTGCAATATGTATTTGCGAGTCAATATGACGTTCAGCAGAGGCAATTTCTGCCGGAGAAAGTTCGTTGCCTTCATCGGATTTGGCGTCCCATATCTCACCAACAGGCGCCGGCTTGCTGTCTTCGGATGCATCACCCGGACCATCGGCATCACCGCCATTTTCTGCTGCATCATCAGCAGACTGACCGGGACCGCCGGCTCCGTAATCAGCTTCCCCGCTTTGGCTGCCGGGATCGTTCTGATTATCTTCTTCAGGTTTCGGGAGATCAGCGTAAATCTTTTCTGTACCCCAGTCCTGATACTTAGGGTCAAACAATCCACCGTCCGGCAGATTGAACAATTTACTTTTGATCAGAATCCCATTGATGGCGTAATCCGCTGCTACATTCCATTGTTGAGGATCACGAGTCCCTCTGCGCAAATGGTGCTTGAATGTTACATGCAACACTTCGTGCGCAATGACCGACGCCAGTTCCTTCAGCGTCAGGGACAAAGTGAAATCGACATTATAGAAAATAGAACTGCCGTCAGTCGCTAACGTGGCAGTGTCATCTGATTCGACCAGCTCCAGTCCGAGCGCCAGACACCCGAAAAACGGATGCCTGACGACCAGATGTGCTCGTGCTTTTTTCAAGGCGTCCAGCGCCTGTCTTTTTTTACTGTGATTAGAAGTCATTGTCATTACCTCAGCTATAAAAGCCAGAAAGTGATTTTGCGATTTTGCGTGCCTTGCCGGCAACGTCCCTTCGATGACTGGTATCGTCGCGAAGTTTCTTCGGATCAAGATTACGCAATTGGGATAGCAAGTCATTGCTGATTTTGGTCAGCGTAGAATCGCCGGTGATATTCAACAACGGCAGAACTTCTGCCAGTTCGTTCAGGTTCTGAACAGTTGAATCGCGAAAAGCGCCGATGACCTTGCCATTCTTGTCTATGCCGAATTTATCCAGCTTCTCGACAAGATGTCCCAAGGCATGGGCAACCCGTTCGTGCACTTGCTTGGTGCCCTTTTCAAGGGCGCCCTTGACGTTCGCCTCTACCTCTGAGCGGAGTTTGTCCAGCTTGGCCTGCGGCAATGAAATCCGCAAATCACCACCGGTCGGCAGCGGCGAGTAGTGCGCTGTCAGTGAGTAGCGATCGAGAATGTCCTGCTTTGCAGGATAATCGGCTTCATTGAAGGCGCCGTTAAGACTAATCTTTGCCTTCTCAATTTCCAGATCATAATCATCGCCGAGTTCTGACTTGAGTTCATCCCAGTAAACCTTGGCATCTGATAGCTCTTTCTCAAAACGATCGATCAGTTCGACCGGCAGCAATCGCGTTCCATCCTCGTTCCAAGGGACCGTCAATTTTCCGACGATGTTGTTACGGATCTGGCCCGAGAGTTTGCCGAGCGCCTTGACGGTCGGTGCGACCAGCAATGTTTTGCGGACGCGCAGCAAACCGCTGCCGACGATGTTGTTGTCCGCTTCAACGGCTTGCGTCAATCCGCTATCGGTCTTGGCATTCGACCATTTACGGATTACGACGCGCACGAGCAGCGCCTGTTCCTGAATCGTAGTTGTTGTGTTCATCTCATGTTTCCTCTTGGTTATAGTTGCTTCCAAGACACCGCATTGCGCGGTGTTTCGACTGGTGCAAACAGTCTCTTCAGTTGGATAATCAAATACTGATGTCCTTATTCTTGATTTTGAAATTTATGTACGCCTTGGTTGCCTTCAGGTCCGGATCTCGTGCCGTTGCGATCGCGACTGCAAGGATTGCGAACTCTTCGCTGGTCCGCGACAGGTAATCAAGTGCGGCCTGAAAGTTCTCCCGGTCCGCACGCTTGCCGAGTAACGACGCAAGAGCGTACAGCGTGGATGTTTCCGTCGGGAGATCAGCGCCCTGTGGGTCCCTGAGAATTCCATTGACGTCGGGCAGGGTGCGCACGATGTTCAGGAATCCAGCCAGCTCGGCTGCAACTGAATCACCAAGTGCACCTTCGATAGCTGCCTGTTCGAGGCTGGCATCAAGTTCCAGCTTCAAAATATCCGAAGCCGCAACGAGAGATCGCGGCGTCGAATAGGCAACGGTGCCTTTCGGAATGCCGCCTTCGGCGAACTGATGCAGTAGCTCCGGGCGAAACCGGATGAAGGCAACCAGTTCGGGCAATACGTCTCCAGCACCTAAGGCCCACTCTGCCCATGCATCGACATCAGGTACGATCTCGAAATGCGTAGCAAAGCGATTGACCAGCGCACTGTCGAAAGTGCCGCCAATGATACCGGCCTTGTCTTCCGGCCTGTTGGTAGCTACCAGAATGATCCATCCTTCCGGCAGACGGTAGTCTCCCAGTTCGCGATCATGCAGCAACTGGTATGCTGCTGCCTGAACAGAGCGCGATGCCAGAAACAGCTCATCGAAGAACAGAATGCCCTTCTTTCCGTGTGTCTCTGTGCGTGGCAGCCACGACGGGACATTCCACTTGGTGATATCTCCATCTATTGACGGGACACCACGCAAATCGACCGGGTCCAGTTGCGACAATCGAATGTCGATGAAGCCGTACTCAAGTTCTTCGGCCAGCGCCTTGATGACCGCTGACTTGCCGACTCCCGGTGGACCCCACAGGATCACCGGCTTGCTATTGCCGGCAAGGACCCATGCGTGCAAGAACTCTACGCTTTGCACTAAATTAATTTTCGGTAGTTTCATATCATGTTCCTCTTGTTGGTTTTCCAAGACGCCCCGAAGGGCGTTTCGACCAGTTACCGTCTGGTCTCATCGGTTGGAATCTATGCAACACTCCAGCCATGGCTGCCATTGGCAGTGCAGATGTCGCTCCAAATCTTGCGTGCGTGCTTGATTGGCGCGACGAACGATTTGCCGAATGTGTGGAAACCGCCATAGTGTCGGCGTGAGAGGAGGTTGTTGGAAAAGCTGTCCTTAATGTAAAATTCCTCGGGCACGTTGTTCAGCCACCAGTTCGTAGCGTCCTCATTCTGAGGCGTGAATAAAACCAGCTCACCTATTTCTTTCACTTTAAAATTGACCTTGCTCATCTCATGCTCCTTATCAGTTGTGTTTATAAATTATGCGGTTTTGAATGCCTGCCAAATCCGGACGCCAATCCAGACGGCAACGAATACTTCCAAGCAACCGGCAGTGATACCGAGGACGTGATCCCGTAATGCCGGATCAGCAACGGCCCCGATGCCATCGCTCAAAGTGTTGCCAATGAGTCCTCCGAAGAGCGCGCCATGCACTCCGCTGCGGCCAAGTCGTTGATCGAGATCGATGCCGAGTAGCGCACAGATCGCGAGCACGCCGTTATCCAGCAGCCCGAAGATTTCCCCTTCAAGTCCAAACATTGTTTAATCCTCCGTTGTTAAGTTTCTTGAGTCCTCCCTAATGATAGGCGGACTCTCGTCAGTGTGTTCATTCACAGACCCACGGAGATGTGGGTGCCTCTTTGCTATGTCTCGTCTGACGCCTAACCAGCTAGGTCTTAACTGGATCTATGGGTACGCTTTTTGTAGTGGTAATAAAGGACAAAAAGTAAACCTTCGTTTGGTCTTGATAGTGATGCTGCCGATTGTTGGGTGCTCCCCCTCTGGTGGAACCTGAATTTTACAGCATGACGCATGACTAATCAATTGTTACCGCAGAATATCCAGCGCATGAAGCGTGAAGGTGGGAGATATCCAAGTACTTACCAATCAATCACTTAGTGGCTCCGAGTACAAATTGATGCCAGCATCCCTGAAAATCGACCTCCTGAGTTGACGTCTAACGCATTCTTAGAAGGTGCCCCTACCGTAGGGTATCCCTAGAAATGGCATCAACACAGCGCATGCTACGCAGCAACATAGCATATGAGTCATGCGGCTGACTTTCGTTGCGGCAATCACTAGACTGGCGGCTGCAATCAAGTATTCATGGGACAACTGATATGGGCAAACCGAAGTCGGGACTGACCGCCAAGCAGAGGAACTTCGCACGTTTCGTTGCAGTCGGAGGCGATGACGGCGAAGGAATGAATCTAAGTGATGCTTATCGAGAGGCATACAATGCAGAGCGGATGAGTCCGGCAGCGATCAACACGGAAAGTAGCTTGTTGGCACAAGACCCTGCGATCACCCAAAGGATAGAAACGCTTCGACGCCATAAGGATAGGACTGAGGCAACATCGCTACTCGCAGACAAGCAACGTGTTTTAAACACACTACGTACTTTCCTCGATACGGCAGTGCCAAGCGACATGGCGAAGATCCGCAGTGCCGAACTCCTCGGCAAGGCATGTGGATTGTTCAAGGACCAACAGCTCGAGGTCACCATTGAGCGGTCAACTGATGAGGTTGCCAGTGAGCTGCGCCGGCGGTTGGAGGACCTGCTCGGAGCTGGCCGGTCAGAGTCTGGTCCCGGTTCGGACGATGAGGCGCTGACCACCTTGGCTGGACCCACAAACCCGAGGCTCAACTAATCCCGGGACGACTACCATATTCCTGTGGTAGCGTGCTAGTACACTGGTGCACCCCGGCCCCCCCTGTGGGGCAGAACGAACCGGCCTTCCTATAATTAGACTTTTCCTCATATAATCCTATGTTTTTCACTACCACACCATGTAGCATGTGCCATGCAGGCAGTTAATTCACAGGAAATAGGGGTAGGAGTCCCACCGGCCAGAAAATTTTCTGCAAATACTTGACTTTCCCAGTTAAAATACTTTAGATTAAATATAATCCTAGATGGTTCCTACTAGGATAATCCTAGGATACTAGGAATATCCTGTTTTTTTATAAGGAATATTCTAGTTAGGATGTTCCTAGCTAGGATAATCCTAGATAAAAGGAATTAGTTATTTTATGGCTATTGAAGATCATATTGATATAGCCACCTTACAAAATATTCCGTCATTGCCGGCTTCTGAGCAGCAGCGGGTTCTTAAATTACTGGAAGAATTCGATTCACTTGAGCAGATTGAAACTGCTCGTAACAATTATTTAGGATTTGTACGTAAAATCTGGCCTGCTTTTATTGAGGGGCGCCATCATTCAATTGTGGCGAAGGCTTTTGAGAGAGTAGCTTCGGGTAAGCTGAAACGTCTGATTATCAATATGCCACCCCGGCATACTAAATCTGAGTTTGCTTCTTATTTACTTCCTGCTTGGTTTCTTGGTAAATACCCGGATAAAAAAATCATTCAGACGGCACATACTGCTGAATTGGCAGTTGGATTCGGTCGAAAGGTACGTAATCTGGTAGCCGATGAAGATTTCAAAACTATTTTTCCACAAGTTGCGTTGAGGGCTGACTCCAAGGCTGCGGGGCGTTGGAGTACCAACCAGGGTGGTGAGTATTTCGCTATCGGGGTAGGTGGGGCTGTTACCGGTAAAGGCGCTGATCTGCTTATTATTGACGACCCCCATTCTGAGCAGGAAGGTCAGAGCATTGACCCGTCAGTATTTGACAAGGTTTATGAATGGTACACCTCCGGCCCTCGACAGCGATTACAACCCGGGGGCGCCATCGTGGTAGTTATGACCCGCTGGCACAAACGCGATCTGACCGGTCAGATTATCAGGTCTTCGGTTCAGCGTGATGGATCTGATGAATGGGAAGTCATTGAATTTCCTGCCATTATGCCGTCTGGTAATGCGCTTTGGCCGCAATTCTGGCCGTTGGTTGAATTAGAATCCTTGCGTAATGAACTACCGGTAGCCAAATGGTCAGCTCAGTATCAGCAGAATCCCACCTCTGAAGAAGGTGCATTGGTTAAACGTAACTGGTGGCGCCTGTGGGAACGTGAAGATCCTCCTAAATGTGAATTTTTGATTCAGTCATGGGATACCGCGTTTTTGAAAACACAGCGGGCTGATTATTCTGCCTGTACTACATGGGGGGTATTTTACCGCCCCGATGATAATGGCAAGAATCAACCTAATATTATTTTACTGGATGCTTATAAGGAACGGCTTGAGTTTCCTGAATTAAAGAAGATGGCGTTTGAGTTTTATCAAACTTGGCAACCGGATGCATGTGTGGTTGAAGCTAAAGCAGCCGGCACTCCGCTGATCTTTGAATTGCGGGCAATGGGTATTCCGGTGGGCGAGTACACGCCGTCACGGGGTAACGATAAAATTGCCCGTGTTAATGCGGTGGCAGACCTGTTTGCATCGGGTATTGTATGGCATCCGGAAAAACGCTGGGCTGATGAAGTGATTGAGGAATTTGCATCTTTTCCGGCTGGAGAGCATGATGATTTGGTGGACAGTAGTACACAGGCATTGTTGCGATTCCGCCAAGGCGGTTTTTTGCGATTAAAAACTGATGAAGAAGATGAGCCGATGTACAAGCGTACTGCCAATTATTACTAGGAGAACATAATGCCCAGTTACTACGACAGCACTAAGAAAAAGCCCGGCAAAGCAAAGAGAATATATCGCAAGGGCGGCAAGGTGAAGATGGCTAAGGGTGGTAAGGTGAAGAAGATGGCTCATGGTGGTATTGTTGAGCCGAAAACTGTTTCTGTCGGAGTTGAAAACGGTCATGATGTCACGCTCGCCAGAGGTAGTGGAGCAGCTCGTTCACAGAAATTTCGAAAGAACGGATAAATGCCAATAGAACGCCCTATGGGGCAAGACCCCTTTTTGCAACAAGAGCCAGAAGCTGATCTGGAAATTGAGATTGTCAATCCAGAATCGGTATCGATGGAAACCCCTGATGGCGGCGTGGTCATTGATTTTGATCCCAATGCGATGGATGAGGGTGGTACAGAGCATGATTCCAATCTGGCCGAATACATCGATGAAGCCGACTTGCGAGAGATTTCTTCTGAATTGATCTCCGCATACCAGTCAGACCGCGACAGCCGTAGTGACTGGGAAGAAACATATATCAATGGCTTAGACTTGCTCGGCCTCAAACATGCCGACCGCACCACCCCGTGGGATGGTGCTTGCGGGGTATTTCACCCGTTATTGACCGAATCTGTAGTTCGTTTTCAGGCACAGGCGATTCAGGAATTGTTTCCCGCAGCAGGACCGGTCAAGACCGCCGTGGTCGGAGCAATGACCGAAGAAAAACAGAAACAGGCGGGCAGGGTTAAGGATTATCTGAATTATCTGCTGACAGAGCGGATGACCGAATACCGTTCGGAGACAGAGAAGATGCTGTTCTCGCTGCCGTTGGCAGGATCGGCATTCCGCAAGGTTTATTTCGACCCGAACATGGGGCGTCCGTGCTCGATGTTCGTTCCCGCTGAAGATTTCGTGGTCAGCTATGGTGCTGCTGATCTGACCACCTGTGAACGTGCCACCCATGTGATGAAGCGCACCAAAAACGAGGTGCGTAAATTACAGGTTTCCGGATTTTATCTGGATGTGGATTTACCCGCACCCAGCCCCGATACCGGAGAGATTGAACGTAAATACAACCAGTTAACCGGTGATTCGGCTAACTATGACATGGATTCGCGTCATACCATTTTAGAAATTCAGGCTGATCTGGATCTGCCGGGATTTGAAGATACTCAGGATGGTGAGCCGACTGAGATTGGTTTGCCCTATGTTGTCAGCATCGATAAGTCCTCACGCACCATTTTAGCAATTCGCCGTAACTGGTACGAAGACGATGAACTGAAAATGAAGCGTGAGCATTTCGTGCATTACCAGTATATGCCCGGACTGGGATTTTATGGTTTCGGTTTAATTCACATGATCGGTGGCTTGGCGAAATCCGCTACCTCATTATTGCGACAACTGGTCGATGCGGGCACCTTATCCAACTTGCCGGGCGGTTTGAAGGCGCGTGGACTGCGAATCAAGGGTGATGACACCCCGATCATGCCCGGAGAGTTCCGTGATGTGGACGTACCGGGCGGTGTAATTCGCGACAACATCAGTTTTCTGCCCTATAAAGAGCCATCTGCTGTTTTATATCAGTTGATGGGCGATATTGTAGAGGAAGGACGCCGGTTTGCTTCCGCAGCGGACGTAAAAGTCGCGGATATGAACGCCGAAGCACCCGTTGGCACCACATTAGCCATTTTAGAACGCTCGATGAAGGTGATGAGCGCGGTGCAGGCCCGCTTACACGCCTCAATGCGTAAGGAATTGCGCATTTTATCGGGCATTGTTCGTGATTTTGGTCCCACCGAGTACCCGTATGAGTTGATCGGTGATGAATTGACCACCGAAGACTTCGATGATCGCGTTGATATCATTCCGGTGAGCGATCCGAACGCCGGAACACTGGCGCAACGCATTATGCAATATCAGGCGGCGTTACAATTGGCTGCTCAGGCACCGCAAATGTACGATTTACCGCTGTTACACCGGCAAATGCTGGAAGTTTTGGGTATTCGGGACACCGAAGACATCATTCCTGATGAAGATGTCATTAATCCGAGTGATCCTATCACCGAAAACATGCATATTATCAATGGTGAGCCGGTAAAAGCCTTTATTTATCAAGATCATGAAGCTCATATCCAGGCGCACATCTCTTTGGTGCAAGATCCCAAGATTTTGGAGTTGATCGGTCAAAGTCCGACTGCTCAAGCGACTGAGGCGGCGATGTCAGCGCATATTTCCGAGCATGTGGCCTTCCAGTACCGCCGTGAGATTGAAAAAGAACTCGGTGTGCCATTACCATCACCAGAAGAACCATTGCCTGATGATATTGAGTACCGGTTGTCGCAATTAGTGGCTCCAGCGGCTGAGCAACTGCTTGGTAAGGACCAAAAAGAAGCTGAAATGCAAAAACAGCAAGAACAAGCGGAAGATCCGATTTTACAAATGCAACGCCAAGAACTTGAAATTAAACAACAAGAAGCGCAGGCTAAGGCGCAAGCTGAAATGGCAAAAATTAACCTTGATATCCAAAAAGCGGCAAGTAAGGATGAGTTGGAACGTGCCAGACTGGATTTACAAGAACGTACCGAC